GTACTGCCTGCTGGAATTGTAACTGTTACACCACCATCAATTGTAATCGGACCTACCGATGAACCATTTTTACCTACCGTCATAGTATAGGTTGCTGTAATTATTTGGCTATTTTCATAAATAGCACCGCTTGCTACTGCACCGCCCACAATACCCCAACTTAATGAAGTGCCGTCCCAAACTATCCCTGTACCCGCAACTGTAGGGGCCGCCAAGAATGTCGTTACGTTAGGACTTGTTTGGTATGGGAACTGATTAGCCGCACCGCCGTAAAGGTTCTCAGCTAATGGGGAAATCGTTTGCCCAACCAAAATAAAATCAGTGCCGTTATAGTATACTAACTGAGTATTACCTGTTGCAATAGTGTAGCCAGTAGAAATAGATGTCTTAATAACTACCGAAGCGTTTGAAGTATTTGAAACTACATACAGCTTACTTACGTTTGGTGCTGTAATATACCGTGTAGTACCGGGAGTACCTGTAACTAATAAGGCAGCGCATCGTGCTTGGTCTGTGATACCATTAAGGTCTGTCAACACTACATCACTTGAGGTAACGTTAATCGTAGCCGTACCTGCAATTGCTTCTTCAAGCAATGTGCCTAAGTTATTATTTGTAGTCGTGCCCCAAACGCCAGACTGGTCGCCCGTACCAACGAGTTCTAACTTTAATATGGGTGAATAAGTAGAGGCCACATCTATACTCCTAGTATTGTTTTGCCACGTTTTTTAGTGGCTAAGTTGCTTATATATACGACCATTGCTATTCCTTATTGATTATCATCCACTGGGTTCCAACCTGGCGTCTGATTATTGCCAATTATAATCCAATTTTGTGATTGTGTATTATTTATCGCGTTCCAAGTTACTGATTGATTGTCATTAATTTTAATCCAACCTGTTGTGCGAGTACTATCCAACATTGCAATTGTTTCGGTAATTGCACTTACAAACCCAGCAATACCTGCGTCTGTTTCTGTTACATTTATATTCTCTTGCAGTGATGCTAAAAAGTCTGCGGTAATGCTTTCAGCTTCTGCGGCGTCAAAGTTCTCCGCAATTGTAAAGAAGAATGCCGAAATAGTTGCGCTTATATCATCTAACGTCACGTCTTCAGTAACGCTAGCCAAGAAGTTTGCAACAATACTTATTGCATCTGCTACTGTAATATTTTCGGTTTTACTTACCAAAAACTGTGCTGTTACTGTCTGCGCATCGTCTACCGTTATGTTTTCAAAAACCGACTGCGCGAATGCCGCAGTAATTGCGTAAATATCCGCCATCGTAAATGGCTCAGTAATTGCTTGATTAGCCGCAAAATAGGGTACAGCTACATCCTCAATCGTAATATTTTCTGTGTCACTAACCGCAAACTGCGCACTTATTGTTTCTATTCCCACCACTGCTATTGGTTCTGTAATTGTTTGACCAAATGTTGACTGCTGCGTATTTGCATCGGCCATAGCTACGTCTTCAATTACACTCGCGAATAAAGCTAATGTTTGGCTGTCATCACTAAATATATTAAATGGTTCTGTAATTGTTGTTGGATAAGCAACTATCTGAGCCAGCGTATCAGCTACGTCAATGTTTTCAGTTATCGAATCCTGAAACGTTTTATTTGCTAGTGAAGCAAACGGTGACTGAGCGAATGCACTTACCCCGAACATTTACAGTACTAACCATCGTGAACCAGAAGGAATTGTTACAGTCGCACCACCCGCCACAGTTACAGGACCAACAGCAATAGCATTTGAACCACTTGGAATAGAGTAGCTTGTTGTCACTGTTTGACTGTTTGTAATCATGCCGTTAGCCGCTTCTAAGTTAGATGCGGTCATGGTTCCTGTCGAAGGAACAAATTTAAACTTGGTGCTCGTTACACTAAGCCCTGAAACTGAACCTGAAGTTGCACTTGTAAGTGTAGGGTAAATCGCTGTGGCAGTTGTTGTGTCGTCGGTTACAGTAACACCTGAAGTAACAGTCGAAGCAATTGAGATAGACCCAGAGCCGTTAGTAATGCTAATCCCTGTACCAGGGGTCAATGTTGCGGCAGTGTAGTTCGTGCCGTTACCAATTGGGATTTGCCCGTTAGCTGGTGTTGTAGTTATGCCTGTACCTCCAGACCCCACAGGAAGCGTACCTGTAGTTAGTGCTGAAGTAGATGTTGCATACATCGCACCGCCTGAAGTAAACGATGTTAGTGCCGTACCACCAGATGCTGTTGGCAACGTGCCTGTAGCTAAAGCAGATGTTGAAGTTGCGTATAACGCGCCACCAGAAGTAAATGTAGTTAAACCTGTACCACCATACCCTGTAGCAATTGTATTGCCTGTCCAAGTAGCATTGGTGATTGACGCTGCACCAAAGTTAGCAGTTGAAGCCCCAAAGTCGTATGAGCTTGGAAGAAAGTGATTTTTAGCCCAAGTGCCTGCAAGTGTAGAATTATTAATTAAATATATGTAAGTTAAACTTCCTGCAACAGCTGTATCGATAGTAGTAGTAGCGCCGTCAGTAATAGTAATACTTTGGGTTGAGCTGTTATCGATAATAAAGGTTGTGCCGTTAAGAAGCGTTGTAGCGTCTGGCAGTTGAATAGTTTGAGTAGAAGTACCTACGACTCGTTGGTAGTATGTAGAAGCCGCTACTAAAGTTGTTACGCCTGCCGCTGAAGTAATGGACGTAAATCCTGGAACAATTTTATTAACTGCAATGTTTCCTAAGCCCGGGTCCCCATAACCACCTAGCGCAATACCGCCACCATCGTGGATAGTCATTGAATCGGTAGTATTGCTGTTAGTCGCAAAGTGAATGTCGTATGCGCCGTATGTACCAATAGACAAGTCAGTACCCGCAGAGGCTACATAAGCAGCGTTTGGAATATTAAAACAGCCGGGGCCATTACTAAATGTAGATGAGTTAATACCTAATTCAGCGAAGCCTGTTGTTGAGGTCGACGTGTTGTTAGATACGTTTAGATTAGATGATGCGTTAGTAGCCGTGCTTTTGTTTTGTACAACAACTTGGTTGTAGCCAGCGACAGTAGAAGCAAAAGAAGCAACAATACCAGTATCAGCATAGTTTAGCGCATCGCCAATAACTGCAACACCATCGGCATCGTAGTTAATTGACTTCTCTGATGGGTAAGTTACCCAAACATCCACAGTGCCCGAGAACGTAACGGCAGAACCTGTGTTACTGGAAGAAAGAATCGTAGTACGGGTAAGCGTTGGGCCTGTTGTTGAATACGTGCCAATACCTACTTCCCAGTTTCCTGACGCATCAGTAGCTGCATAGTATGTAGTATTTCCGTTGCCAACAACTGTGAAGTCTTGAAAGCCTGAAGATGCACCACTTAGGGTAAAGCTAACTGTAGTATTAGCCGTACCCGTCTGCTTAACGCGGTCATTTAACGCTAGAGCCATTTAGGACTCCTTAGCTTGTTGCTGTAGTAGAGTATGTAACGCTTACTGTGTCGCCTGAAGTTACTGTTTTAGCAGTAGCAAAGTTACCTTCTGAATACAATACACCGGCTGTGCTAGATATTGTGCTCACTGCGCCTGTACCTGTTACTAAGAAACAACCATAAACCGTTGCAGAACCTGTCATCGTGTAGGTAATTGCAGTTGCTGCTGATGTTGTTATGTTAGAAGGAGTTAGACCTGATGAGCTAGCTGCTGCAAATACTGCTGTACCGCGAACTGCTGAACCACCTACAGTGTATGTAGTAAGTTCTGTCCAAGTTTTTGAAGTCATTGTATCAGCGGCAGCGAATGTTGTGCTATTGTTGATTAGACCTAAGAATGGACCAACTGTTGTGTATGTGCCTGAAGTGGTTAACAATGTATCAAGCAATAGCTCTTTACCTACAGCAACAACTAGGTTAGGAAACTCTTCTTCCCATTTTAAGTTACCAGCTGCGTCACGGCATTCTACTTGGTAGAAACCTTCAACACCCATGCCTTCTGGGATAATAGCATTTGCTTGTAAAGTGGCTACAGCGTTATCACCAAAGCCTTGTTTTTCTTTAATCATAATAAACTCCTAAGAAATTCTAATAATGGCGTTTGATGCATCCGCCGTGGGGAATGTAATTGTAAAGCTATTTGATGCGACTTTGTCCGCCCCAAAATTAAGTACCGCAACAGCGGCTCCAGTAGTGCTATTATATATTAATGCACCCCTAGTAGTAAAACTAGCCGGACTCCAAGTCACATTAGCAAAAGATAGATAAGCCGTACTGCTACTGCTCGTTGGAACCGTTGGGGCTAACACTTCACCCCCTGCCGTATACCCTGTACCTGATACTTCATTTGTTGTAGTGTATGTAAGTGTGTCAGCATCTAAATTAGCGCTAGCGGTATACAAAGCAAGCTTGTAAGTGTAAGGAGAACCTACATTAAAATTCTCAGTGCCTTTTAGCAAGTTGACTTTAAATATCGTGCACTGGGTTTGAACAATAGCCATTAAGTATTAACCTTAAGTTTAGTTTGACCGTCACGGTATGCATCACCACGTTCCAGACCATCACCAAGACGTTTAAGTTGGCCTAACGCTTCTTGGTACTTGTTTTCATAATAGGCAACTAAGTCTTGCTCACCCTTCATAAAGAGCATAGCTTCGCGCATAGCGCCGTAGAACAACACTGGGTCGTAGTTATCGCCTAACCATGAAGTACCGGCAGCGTTATTAATCCCTGCTACTTGGATAGAAAAGTTTAAGCCCGCACCGCCAAGATAGGAGTTATCTACAGTAAGTACGTTGCCAACTGTGTAAAGCGACCCGCCGTTATCAATAGTAACTGAAGTTACAACCGTACCAACCACAACAAAAGTAGCTGTTAAGTTTGTGCCACTACCACCTGTCAATGGAACGTTGGCATACACACCACTAATATAACCTGTACCTGCATTCAATGTACCTAACGTAGTCGCCATACCTTGCACGATTGACACTGGGTAGTAGAAGTAATGCAACTCAACGCCATAACCTGAATTAGGCGTGGGGGCCATAATAGCCGATAACTCATTAGGGTCTGACAATGTAGAACCAAAAATACTGTAGTATTTAGGCAAGCCAACAGCCGTTGTAGGGTTTGGGTATGACTCACGTAAAAAGTTTACGTCTTTATTAAGCAGGTAGGTATAACTGCCATCCGAATCAATTACAGCTATTGAATAGGTTGCCAGCCAATCATTTGGCAAAGATAAGTATTTATTACCGCTAGTCAGTGTACCTGTCACATTTTTACGTAATGAAGGTAATTGTACTGAGTTATATATACGGTCTTCAGCCTCTTGGATAAAACGGGGTATGTTATACACGAACAGCTGTTCGGTATTTTCCGAGTAATCCTGAATCGCTTGGCTTAATTGAACGTAGTTCATTGACCTACCTTATCCCATTTTTCCGCTAATTTTACGGCCTTTAGTTGCAGCACCATACCCACGCATTTCACCAACGCCACGAGCGTTGACACGATTTGCACCGCTATCACCAACGCTTACATTCATAGCTACTGTTGTAGGGCCTACATCTACGCCGCGAAGCGTATTTGGGTTTGGTTTAAATGCGATGTCTGCAGAGTTAGTATTGCTCATCGGTTGTTTGTATATATTAGTATCGCTACCACCGCCTGATGGGTACTTAAAGCCAGTGTATGCGCTAGCATCTTTGTTCTCACGAGCATGACCTAATGGGTAGGAATCTGCTGGTGTTGTTTTTACAAAATCATTTTTAGCCATGATGTTATCCTTGATTTTTAACGCGAGCTAAGTTACGACCCATTGCTTTCATTGCCTCGGATGTAACACCGCTTGATTTCTTACCGCCTGCTTGTTTACCTACGGTAGGGCCTGAATCACCTAAGTTCTTGCCTTTAGTTTTACCTTTTTTTGCTACGCCATCGGCGCCTGATTTATAAGCCATTTTAAAACTCCTTTATGTTGTCGTGATTGTAACACTTCCTACTAATCCTTGCGATAATAATGCATTTGGTGTAAGGAGTGTATCGAAACTACTTGCACCGCCAACAGGGTTCCAACCCCATTGAAACTGACGGCTACCATCAGTTATAAAACCATCAGCACCTAAACCTGCAGTGAAGTAACTTGTATCAGGACGTGGGTCTCTGATTGCTTGCGGGTCATTCACTGGATACATACCCAAATGAAGCTGTGGTTGGTCAGGGTCCCAGCACTCAGGACAAACTAGTATGTTCACTGTTTTCGTCTTGATGACCAGTCTTTTTAATTCTTTTAGCTTGTACCGCTCACCGCATCTATCGCACTCGGCAATTGCGTTCTTGCCACTAGCATACTTAGTAGCCATAGCTTACCTCGTATAAGACATGTTGCGGGGCACGAAACGAATTGATGCTTTCTCACGGTCCTCTTGTGCCGCTAAATCAAACTGCTCAGCGTAATCGGCTTTTAAACCCATGATACGGTCTAATGGGACCCCTTCAAGTTTGATAGACAAGTAGTAAGCTAATCCAGCCACCATGCATGGTATAAAGCGGAATGGAATGTCCTGTGTGTTAACACCGTCGCCTGCATTGTTTAAACGACGTAGGCGGTAGTAGATAAGAGTGTACTGTGTACCTGAAACGCCTGTAGGCCAGATGTTTACGTTAGGTAGTCTAGTAACTGTTACGCTTGAACTGCTTATATGCGATGCTGCAGTAGTACCGTTCTGCGCACGGTAGCAATTTAGTAATTGGTTGCCGCTCACGTTCTGATACAGGATAGTTTCTGAATCAATGTTAATGTAACCTTGAGTAGCTAAGTTATCCGCATTTACCACGTTAATGGTTGTGTCTGTTGCCGATATAGCGGCTGACAGTGTGGTTGTAGCTGACGTATTTATGTTACCTGACTGACGGTCTATCCACACTTGAATCGGACGGCCTGTAGCATTCTTATTCGGTATCGTGCTGTATGTAGACTCGGATATACGGTTGATGTTGATATCGGTTTGATTTTGTGCTGAGCCAGTACGAATGACCGTGTCTAGTAAGTCAATGGTGTCAATAGGCAATGGATAGCTAATCTGACCGCCGTTTATGTTGATTGGGATTTGACCCTGCTCAATAGTCCATAGGTTGATGCCGCGGTTAGCCCACTCAATAGTCATCAAGTTGATGCTACGACGGGCAGTGCGGAAGTCGTAACCAGTACGAAGTTCTTTGCCGCAACGCTCAAAACTTTCCTCTATGAGGTCATTTAAGTCTAAATTGAATGATGATACACCAGTGGTTGCCATATGTTTTTACCAAATAATTACTATGTCAATTATGCCTAAACTTATAATAACATAATTATCGTTTTCGATTAGTTCGTATTGGACACCTATTGCAAATCCGCAAATCATTCCAACACTGAACAGATGCATTATGTTACTTCCTTTGCGATAGCGCCGGAAGGTTTACTTTACCACCCTTTTTAAACAGTTCAACCTTATTAGGGTCATCCTTGCGGGTGATAATCTTTTTCTTAGGCATTTTACTTGGGGCTATATCACCCATACCACGAGACGCTCTCATGATTACACCATCTTACCGCGTGTTTTACCACGTTGAGCGCAGCCGTCTGCACGTGAAGAAGCTGTACCGCCTTTAGCATATTTCTTTGTCTTTTGGTATTGCTCGGCCGCTTTTTGGTTTTTCATGTCTTGTAGTTTATCTTTAATATCAGGCGGCATGAAATCTTCGTCCGTTGTTTCCGGCTTTATTGGTTTTACCACCACTGGTTTTACTTTATCGTCGGCCATTATATTATCTTCCCTTTAGTTTTACCTTTAGTTGCACAGCCATCAGCACGTGATGAAGCAGAGCCGCCTTTAGCCATCTTAGCGCAACCACCTTTTTTAAGAGCTGCTAGGTCAGTTTTCTTACCGCCATGCATTTGTTTATCGTGCATACCGATAGCTTTCTTAGCCATCTTTTTGTCTTGTGCCATATCCATTTTCATATCTTCTTTAGCCATACCGCCTCCTACAAATTTTTTGCCTTTATCGGCTTGATTAAACTCTTTGGCAACCTTGGTAGGTATACCTACTTTTTTAGCGAAGGCTGGATTGTGTGCAGCGGCCGCCATGAAATTACGTTGTTTTTTGCTAGTGCTTGGCATTCTATTTTGCCGTGAACCAACTTGTGCCGCCATCAGGTACTTTTGCTGGGGCTGGGGTTTCTTTAACTTCTTTAGCTACTACTTCTTCTACCGCTACTTCTTCTGCGGCTTCCGTTACTTTAGTTTGTTTCTTTAGTGTAAAGGCCATTTTAGTTTCCTATCCAAATAATTTATGTGCGAATTGAGTAACAACAGCACCTAAGGCGCCGCCGGCACCGCCAACCATCATCAAGACTTTCCAACCGCCGCGAGCTTCCGCAAGTGTTGCATTGATATCGTTAAGCGTAGCTTTAATTGACTCCATGTCTTGGACCAATTTATCCATATCAGCTTGTAGATGTTTAATCTCAGTCTCATGTACCGCGAGTTCCCGTTCAACACTCATTAGCATTTCCACCTTTTTAATGAAGCTGCTTTACGAGTAGGCTTACCGTTTTCGTCTTTCATCGGACCGGGCATACCTGACATACGGGCACAGAACGATTTCTTACGTGGGCCACCCTCTGGTTGAGGAGCTTTTAAGTTTGAGCCTG